CAACTATGCCTTCAGCTTTATTGTAACTAGTTTTATTGGCTCCAATACCGATAGTTGTTAAATCTTGATTGAATCGATGCTGTATTAAATTATATTTATTTCTTTGTAATGTATTGTTTATAGCTTCTTCTTCTGCTATTTCTATAGCTTGCTTGTAATCTAATTGCATATGTACCTCTAATTCTTCTTGACTTTGAGGTGCAGTATCAGCGTTTTCTACAGTAGATATGTCAAATCCTAAATTTTCTTTAACTGAAGCATTATAAGTTTTTAAGGCTATATTTCTAAGTATATTATTAGCATAATCAGTTCTAGTTTTTCTGGAAATAGGATCTTGAGAAAATGCTTTTATATCATAATTTCTAGCCCCCATACCATTTACTACTATATCAACAAACTTAGATAAAACCGGTATTGGTTTCCAATCTAAATTTAAATATGATAAATCACCATTAATAGATAATTCATCTTTATATTTTTGAACTGGTTGTTCTCCTCTAGCATACAGTCTTCTAAAATGAAAATTATTATAATTTACAGAAAACCTGCTACCAGTATGATAACCACTAAACCACTCCCCTTCTATAGCTCTGGCTACTTGCATGCCATAGTCATAACTCTGTTTTTGTTCATCAGGTACAACCTGATCAGGAAAAGAACTATTAGTACTAGTATTAATCATTTATTTTATTATTTTTGAAACAGAACCTTTGTTATCATATCTCTTAATTCCTAAGTCAATATACTTAACCGAGCGATTTGCTATAGGTTTATATTTATTTTTATTACAAGCCATTAGAGCTAAACCTGAACTTATTGAAGCATCATGTTTAGTTCTATTGTTAATATTAAACTGACACCAGTCTTCTAACGTTCTTTGAAAATACATGTCTCCATATTTTTCATTTACGTAACCAACATAGTTTTCTATGTAAGATTCTATAGCAGAAGCATGAGCTTGTTTGATGTCCTCGCTGGAATTAGGTATTCCACCGACTTCTCTTTCTGTCACTGATAACTTATTCCAAACTTTATCTGGTCTATTCATAGAATATCCTCTATACCCTCTACGTTTTAAATAATAAAGCAATCTTGGTTTATTATTTTCACAAAGTAATGGCATTCCATAAAAAACTAAAGCCATCAAAACATCTTCAAAAAACGTTTCAGCAGTCTGAGGTCGAGCAATATATTCAAGGAAAAAATGATTAGGAGGAGCATCTTCCATACTAAATTTAGTTAATCCATGTAAAGCTCCATTAGAACCTCTACCATCTACAGTTCCTGAGATATCATAACTATCACATCCAAAAGCTCCAATATGCTCATTAGCTGGATATTTATTGCCATTTTTTATAATCACTTGATTTTGAAGATTTTTAGGTGGAACCCATGATATAAAAAACCTTCCCTTACGAGATGGCATAAATATTACTTTAGTATCTTTTATTCCATCAACCCATTGGAAACTTCCTCTTGTGACATTAACATTATTATTTACATCTTCATTATAATCAATTTGCTCATATATTTTAATTAGATTAAATAAACTTTCTTGAGTTTCATCTCTAAAAGCATGTTTCTCTGTTCTAGGAAATTGACGATAAAATTCATTTAAACCGTCTTGATCATCTTTTAATCCTTCTGCTTCATTTTCCCAATATTCTATAACCCCAATTTTTATAGGAATTCCATCAATACCTAAAACTTCTTTTTCAGGAGTATCAAATACAGGTATTCCATGTATATCTATATATCCCTCATAATTCCATTCCATAGGAATAAATAATGAATATAATCCCGATTTTGTTTGACCATTTCTATTTCTATTAGTAACATCAGAACTATTATAAATATCTTTGAAGTTTTGACCTCCTTTATCAAGTGCGTTTGATGTTGATCCCATCATGCACTTACCAATAATTCTTCTACCTAATCTTAAACAAGTTTTTGTTACCTTCCAGTTGTTTTTAATATTATCAGGTCTCTCCCATTTGCCACTTTCATCATGAGCTAATAGTTTTAGTTTTTCACCATCATAACTATTATCTCCAGTGTTTTTCCAATCTATTGTAGTATCTAATCCATCTAAATCTTCTAGTTTTTCTCTAGAATCTAACTTTCTTCTAGTTAATTTAGAAGCTGGGACTCTATATGCCAATTCGGTTTTAGGACGATCCATACCATCTTGGATGGGTTTGAAGAAGAATGGATAGTTAACCGAGATTGGTACAACTTTATCCGTGAACATCTTCTTAGCATCCCAACCTGATTTGGATAATACACCAAATCTTGAATCACTTGACATTGTGGCTTGATTAACAAGTTCTGCTGAAGCCATAAATGAAAATCCTGATCGTCTATTCTTAAGGTAGCACATTCCATAACATCTGGTATCTGCTTTGCAAGCCTCCCAGAAATAGAAAAATAATTTATTTGATTCTCTATAATCTGCTGCTCCAATATCGATTTTTGCCCACTGTAAGTATGTGTAGTGAGTACCAGTGATATAATTAGCAACACCATTGTTATAATACCAAAAACCTTCTTCTCTTCTATTAAATTCTTCATCTATATAATCAAACCATTTTTCTTTAAATTCTAAAGGATATTCTTCCCATTCAAAAGTACTTTTTATTCTACTTAATTCTTTTGGGTAAGGTTGTCTTTCCCAGTATTGTTCTTCTTTTTTTTCGCTTCTTTTAAACGGTTTATTAACTGCTGGTAAAGCAATGCGGAGATTTTGTATTTCAATGATTTCTCCAATTTGTCCAGTTTTACTTATAACAACAAAGTCATAATCTTCGTTATAACCATACTCCCACTTCTTAAGTCTATTATTCTTTTTTAAGATTTTGGGATTAATTACATCTTTTATTATCTTAAATAACGTTTGTTGATAGTCCATTACTTAGATCGTTTTTCAGGTGAAATAGAATAAGACCTTTTAGGTTTTTCTTCTTCAATAGGTTTACCGTCTAAAATAGCTTCTTCTGCTTCCATTCTATTCAAGATTTCAAAAGCATCAAATATAGCTAGTTTCTTCGTGGCTGCCGCATTCTTTAATCTATCAGCAGATACATCGTCACCACTATCTACTATAGGTTCTTTTGCAACTTTTATTAATTCATCAACTGCAACTTGCCCAGCTTGGATTATATTCTTCTTCGTCTCCTTTATATTCATGTTTTATTACAATATCATTTGATTTCATACAATATACTCTTTCATTGTCCACTAATATCTCAAATTGTCTATTAGGTTTAAATGTCACAACATCTCCATTAAATATACCTAAATCATTTAAAATACTATTATCATATTTTACTACTCCGGTACAATATTCCTCAACACTATTTATAACTTTTGATCTATTTAATATAGGCTTAATAAAACATCTATCAAAAACTGTTTTCCATTTATTATTTCTATAGTAAGCGTAAACTTGATCCATAGCACAAAAATACATATTATCTTTAAAATAAGATCTACTATTCTTTTCAACTCCTTTCATATCATAAAATCTTCTAAAAACATTATGATGTATAATTATTTTATCACCTATTTTTATTGGTGTTTTATAACTTGAAGGAATTGAAATAACTAAAGCTTCTTTACTAACAGCTTTATAGTTTTCAATATTAGTATTAGTTATTAAAGTTTTATCTCCAACTTTGATGCTATTGTTATATCTACTAACTAATGGTTCTATTATAAAGTCATATAAACTATTCATTATATTCTAAATCATATTCAATAGATATAGCCATGTTAGAATTAAATTTCTTCCATGGCAATACTTCGTTTGATTTACTTATATATATATTATAAGAACTGTCTGTTTCGTTGAATATTATATCTGAAATACTATGTCCTCCATAAACTCCTTGTCCTACAGAATAATGCATAGCATCATTTTTGTAATCAGCGCCTATACTAATTTTTCTTATTACTCTAGACACTTTCCATTACTTTTTCTTGTTCTATAATAGTGTATGAACCATCTTCTATATTTACATTTATAGGTCCATATTCAGTTTCAAGTTCTTTTTTAAATTCTTCTACCATATTATTAGTTTCACCAAACTTATGCATCATTGCATGTTTTTGTGCTTCTAAAAATCCTATTTCATTTAAAATTACATTTAATTGTTTTTGGTGTTCTTTAATTGTCTCTAATTGTTCTTCTTTAATTTTCATCTTTTATTTTATTTAATTATATTTTTAGCCACTCCTTTTTTTCTTACTTTGGTTGATACGTTGGCTATTAGACGTTCTTCCATTCGTGCTAACTTTACAGCACATTGCATATTTTCTTCTATCAATTGTTCTATTTTTACTTCTAAAGCTTTGATCTCATCTTTTAAATCGCTTATAGTTGCGAAAAAAACTTTAGTACTTAATTGTAACTCTTTAGATTCTCTACCTGCGTTTATATCTATTTTTTTCTTCCAGATATTCCATAGTTCTTTTATTCCTAAAGCGCCAGCGATTGCAGCTATAATTGATAATAATGTAGTATCCATTAGTTTATATTTTTAAGTCTAGTTATTTTTCCTAATTCAGCATCATGTAATCCACCAGGATTTTTAGTTACTGATATCTCTCTACTTAATTTTATTACATTATTTTTTGTTATAGCTATTTCTCTTTGAATAACCTCTAAAGATTTAATTATCTTATTATGTGATTCTACTAAATCATCTTTAGTTATCATTGTTTCCATTGTAATCATTATTCTGGTAAATTTGGTGGTGGCGGTGGCGGTGGTGGTGGCACTGGGGTATATTTACCACTTTCACCCATAAATTTATCACTTCCAGTTGTAACGGTAATAAAGTAGTAATTAGCTCCTAATTCATTATTAACATGAATCTCTAATTCATCCTCTGTTAAAAAAACTTCTAATTCCGGTTGACCTGTATCTAATACACTACCTAATATTGCTATACCAAACACGTTAGCATTACTTGCTGTTTCAGCACAGAACCATCTCTTGTCTTGTGTTTTACTTATATGTCCCATAATATTATTTTAAACTCCTCCAGCATCATTTATAGTCCAACTTAATCCAGCTTTTAAAGTAGTATCTCTAGCGGTTTCTACTGCTCCGCCAAGGGTGTATGTTGAAGCATTAGCACTCAAAGTAACATTAGTATTTGTATTTGTTGCAGCACATCTAAGTAATAAAGCGTCATAATCTGCAGTTGGTATTAAAACAGTTCCGACATAGAACATATTAGTCATACTTGTAACTGCTGCAAAACTTGAACTACCGTTTAGTTTAAATCCTGTTAGAGCTGTACCTTGAAAAGCAGCTCCCCAACTTGTTATTCCAGATAAATCACAACTAGCGTGACTAAAATCTATATCACCAGCTAGATCTGAATAATATGCCCAATTTGACATATCAGTAACATTGCTAGATATCTGCCAACTTGAAGTATCTAATCCAGCTGATAATCCTACAGTCTCTCTAAACATAAATCTCATACCATTACCAGTTAAACTACTAACATCCCAAGAAGAAACATCTACACTTTCACCACTCCATTTTGCTTGTCGGAACATTTGTTCCATACTAGTTACATTACTTGTGTCCCAATTGCCAACATTTGGAGGAGCACTACCTGGTGTTGTATAACCACTTTGATAAAACCAACTCGACATATTTGTAATGCCTCCTAAATTAGGACCCCAATTAGAGCCAAAATTAGCGTTTGCTGTACCCCAATTATATTTTTTAGTATATTGAAATACAATGGCAGCGGCCGTTAATGAAGAAGCATCAAATGCATCTAATCCAGTTATATGCGTTAGTTCTGTAGCGTAATATGCAAAATAATTCATACTAGTTACATTGCTAGTATCTATACCAGTAATATCAACAGATGTAGCTCCACTACTTCTAAACATACCTTGCATGTTTGTAATATTGGAAGATTGTAACCAACCTGAAGCATCAATAGTAAATGGTGTTCCAGCACTTCCTCTGTATGTTTGTCTACATACCTTAGCTACGCTGGTAGATGGTCCAAATTTCCACCCTGATATATCAATACCAGCACATTTAGTATCATAAAATATTTGACCTACAAGATTAACTGAACTCCAATCTAAATCAGGCATAGTAAATAAACAACCATCTACTGCATCTCCAGTACCTTCACACATATTATACGCATACGTTACATTACTTGTGTCCCAACCAGTTAGGTTTAATGTTTTCAAAGCACTCATTTTACCGAAGGCGTAATACAAATATGTGAAGTTTGCTGTATTAGTCCACTCGCTTAAATCTAAATTTACTACTGCATCACAATTATAAAACACTTCTCTAAATTGGGTGCTTTCTACTAAATTAGTTACATTAGGATAATCTGTGGCAGTATATTGCATTAATGAACACTGATAAAACATTCTATATAAAGAACTCCAAATATTATCTGTACCCCATTGAACCATATTAGTTAAATAACTTCGTTCAGTAGCACTTGCTCTTAGCATGTTAAGAGCACCAAATTGATTTGTTATTACTACTTGATAAATTTTAGTTTCAGCATCAGCTGGGTATATATGTGTTTTATCATCGGTTGTAACATTTGAATCTGAACTATCATCACCCCAATCTACATCATAATCTTTTACATAACCATAATGACTCGCATCATAAGACCATAATGTTATAGTTCTATTTGCTTCACTTGATCCTCCTGGTATAGTCCACTCAGTGACAAAAGCTGCTGGATCTAAGCCTGTTGCTGCGAATGCGTATGGATTTATAATTATTCCACTCATATTATGCTGGTACTGGTTCACTCCAAGCTGGAGTAGCCATTATTTCTAATATTTCTGTATGTGTATAAGTTCCAACAGGAACAACACTTCCATCCGTTATAAATGTCGGAGTATATCCATTTTGCCACTTAATTACAAATTGAGTTTTATCTAAAGATAATCTTAATGTAAAAACACTTGTCTCCCCTATTTGAGTAAAATCTATTTTATTTATATCTGTTAATTCTATTATTGCGTATGTTCTCATTTTTTTACTAATTAAGGGGCTTCTTCTTCAATATCTGCTTCAACCATATTATATGATAAAGCATTGTTACTTGAACCAGGAGCATTTCCTACTCTATCTTCTATTGTCATATTTGCACTCGTTCCATCATTACTTCCTATTTCATCTGGAACTGTCCAATTAGTACTAAATGTAGCTTTTTCTCCCATTCTCCACCAAGATACTAGTCCACTTTCTCCTGTTAAATCTGTAGGTTTACCACTTCCATCCCATAAATCTCCTATTGCTTTAGCAGAATCAAATAAAGAAACTTCATCTATATTACCTGGAAATTCTTGTCCTGAGTTAGCACTTTTACCTATTCTGAATGAATTTTGAGCAGAAGCACTATAGCTAATATTAGGAACTGCTACAGTATCTTGAAGAACACCATTTAAATATGTTTTTACATTCGTTCCATCATAACTCATAAATAAATGTTGCCAAGTATCTACTACTGCAGTAGCCGGTGCTAAAGAATAAGATGTAGTGCCATCTCCTACATAAAAACGATAACCACTCCAATATCTACCAATATTAAATCCGTGGTTTTTATTAGCCCAAGCGCCCAAACCATTAGAAATAATTTCAACACTGCCTGAAAGACTAGTTGGATAAACCCATAAGCTAATAGTAAAATTAGAATTATGCAAACTTGAATCATTACCACAATCTACATAATCATCCACTCCATCAAAAGCCATAGAATAATTACTTACCTTATCTTTGTTAGTGTTTTCAGGCATTAATATCTGAGGAGATGAGAATGTAGAGTTTTCTCCCATACGATACCAAACATTAGGAACTGGAGCAGTTGC